CCTTGTCCAGTATACACCATAATAGTTGGTGCATTATTTTCATTAATAGCGAGCCACGCTACATATCTATCTGAGGTTGCAATGGTTGAAATCGAGGCACAACCATAATCAATGTTTATGGTGTTATTACGTCTATAATTTTGAAGGCCGCCAATTTGTGTCCATATCTCACAAACTGATGTACCCATAACTAAAACGTTAGCGCCTTGCCCTGGCAGCCTTACTATAGCTAATGCATAATCAGGTTTAGTTTGTAAGGCAAATTGTCCAGGAGTTGCTTGTATTATTGTGGTTGGTGTACTGTATTTATAAGCATACCAAGCTGAGCCATTACTAGTTCTGTCAGCATTTCCAAAAAGGAAATAGGTATTATGATACTCTACATAATTTGGGATAAGGTTACCTAATCCAGTTTGAACCGTTAAACTGGTGCCTGGCAGGGAATAATTATAGATGTAAGCATTTAACCCATCTACAATACAAATCTGTGAGTTTAAATTTTCATCTATATATACAACACCTCTTTCAGTTCCCAACATTCCTACAAAAGTAGGTACAAGGTGCTCGTTTAATGAATAAACAAAACTGTCTACTACTATGATCAAAATGTTACCACGAATACTAGTAAAAATAGCACGGCCTAATCCATCCGGAAGTAATTCATAAACTTTTTGATACCCAGCGGTGTTAACTAGCCATTCGTCAGAAACAAACATGTTGTATGTTTTTTCACTTGAGATTTTCTTATATCTACCGAAGGTTGAACCTCCCACTACATTTACGGGCTCTTGTTTGGCGTTGGGTGTTTGTCTCATTTATGGAGTATCCCTTAATTAATTGGTAGTCCAGCCCTTTCCAAGATTTACTTGCGCGTAATTGATCGAGTTGCCCGAATTAAAAGTAGAAGTTTTATTAATCCTTAAATCCATTGGGCTTGAACGCTTGGAGATCATTTGTTGATATTGTAGTAGTTGTTTAGTTAATGATGGGGAAGGTGCGAAATTGTATGCTGTACACAATCTGTCGGCTAAACGGTATTGTAAATAATTAATATAATACTGATCAAGTATTAACGATAAGTCTTGATTAATAGTTACTGTTTGCAATCTAAAGCGCCCTGTTAATTGCATTGGGTAAGCAGTGTCCGGAAAGAAATAGATAAATAAATTACAGCCACCTAAACAACGCTCGCAATGCCAATTATAAGGCAATGATTCAACATTTTCTGCGCGTGCTGCACCAAAATACAAATCTTGAGATTCTTTTCTCATTTGATACCGAATGGTATTAATAAAGAATGTTAAAGTTTCAGGATCAGATAGGTTTGGAATAAAATACATTTCTTGGCCAGGTACTGCATTAAAGTCATATGATGTCGTAAAATAAGGGATCATATCTTCTTCAATTGCAGTATCAGACAAGATTTCGTTTAGTTTTAAAAAGCCTACTTGCTCCTGGTCTCCTGCCACTTGCTGAAAATTTCTTGAGACGATTCCTGACGTATAAAATGCCTCTGAAATAAGCAGTGTGACAGGATAAGCCATGGACAAGTGCTCCTTATAATTGATCTACATAGCCAAATACAGAAACTGCCAAAGCAGCCGCAACATTTGAAACTAAGTAATCAACGCCTGTTGTACCTGTTATAGTTGAACAAGGACATACTAAAGATGTACTAGTAACGGTACTAGCAGGGGACGACATAACAACCTGACCAGCCGCTGAACTTGAGCCACTAGCTTTAAAAGCAGCAGTACGAGTTGCGCCAGCGTCAGCTGTTAAAACTGCCTCTAGTATTACAGAACTTGCAGTGCTTGGTACCATTGCTGAAACGTTAACTAAAGCAAAAGTAGTAGATGCACCAGCTGTTACAGCAGTTGCAATAGCAGCAGCATACCATATAGTGCGACTAGCTTGGCTAAAGTCTAGAATTGCAGCAGCGCCGCTTGTTAGAACAGCTCCAATACGGCGGAACATATCATAACCAGCAGGTAATGTTGGAGCGCTAAAGCTAGTTGATAAAAGGCCAGCCGTAGCGTTAAATCCAGTAGAATCGCCGATTACATAAACCGCATATAAAGTGCTATTGGCTAATGCGCCAACGTCTAATCCGTTAGCTCCGTTAGCAGATGCCACAATAGTTGCAGCGCTTGATAACACAATGTCGTTAACATTGGTTGAATCACGAAACTGTCCGGAGGCAATTGTAATACTAGTGCCGCTTACAAATGAAAGCGCACCACCTTGGACATAAAGGTTACCAAGGTTAACCATAGGGTAGTTAGGTTGTATTGTCATAACATTCTTCCTTTTAAATAAGGGGCATGGCTGCCCCTATTGTTAATCATCAGGTTATAGAGGGAATACGAGCGCCATCGCATATTCTGATACAAGTGTACTTCCCCATATTGCATCATGGATCATCCCCATCTGATTTTGTCCAAATAGATTTCCGTAATACATACGCATTGATACACCTGTTTCTGGATCGTTTTCGTTTCCTGTAGGGAACGGTATTTGATCAGGCAATCTTGGCATTGCTAAGAACAATGGATCGCCAGCTGTTATCAGCCCAGACCTGTGACTTGGTAATACAGAAACCTGCATACCAGGTAATATTTGGGTATTTAAGTTTTGAGCATTAGTTTGAGATGCTTGTAATGCTGGGAAGATATTAACAGTTACTTGCGATCCATTGGTGGATGCAGCAGCTGCGGTAGCTTGGAATTGAACTGGGTTAGCGGATACTTTATGCCCAATAAAAGTTCTGTAACGTAAGTTGGTATATCCAGCTACGCCATCGTTAAATTGGAATTTATCGTATTGAGCAACAGAGTTAGCATCATTTGCAGCATGAGTACCACTAAAGGTAATAGCTGTTACAGCGCCGTTAGCATCTAACGTAGTAGAAACTACAGTTAAAGTGCTTCCTTGTTGTCCTTCAGTTCCTGCTATATGAATTGGCAATAAGTTAGATTGGTACCAATCGCAATTAGAGAACTCCCCTAATTCCCAACTGTTCGCAATCTTGTTATTACGATCCATTGCAAATTGGCTTAATCCAGTACCAACGATGTTAGGTACAACGGTGTCACCAATATATGCTTTGGCGCGGCCATTAGCTGAACCATAGTTACGGTATAATGCTAATGCATTAGCTAATTGGGTATAGCTGTTAATTGGGTTAACGCCATCACCAAAGAATCTATAAGTATTAGTTACACAATTTTGTGCAACGTTAGCTTCGATTTGTGCGCCAATTTCTTGAACAGCAGCTTTACCGAAACGTCCCATGTATTCCTCAACATTGAATATAAATTGTTGAGATGTAAATGTATAGCTAGTTGAAACTGATTGATCGCAAACCAAAGTTTGTATTCTTTGATCGGCTGGTTGAAAAGTTGCAACTAAAGAGTTAGTAGTAGTCATTCTAGGAGGTAAATCAAAGCCTACTGAATCCCCTAAGTTTCCGACCAATTTTTCAAAGTTCTTAAACTTGGTGTTTGCAGTAGATATAAAACAATTTAAGTTTTGTAGAAAGGCAAGTGAAGACATTTGGTATGTTTGCACTTGTTGTAAAATATTTGTTGGTCCTGCCATGTTAAATTTTCCCTTTATCTAGCGTTAATCTAGGTAGGGATATGGCAATGTAGTTAGAGGTTAACGATCCTTTAGCCTTTCAACCAAGGGGCGTTCTTAAAATCCTTCAACGTCATCTTGCCGCTATCCATACCGACCGAAGAAGATTTAAGTTTTGATAAAGGAGGAGGGGCACTAACATTGTTGGTTTTTGCTTCTAGATTATTGGCTATCGATTTCGATAACCTTTCTAGCTGTTTTGTCGCTAATTTAGGCGAGGTCTTAGCTAGTCCATCTATCTCTAACAGCTTTGATGGGTTATTAGCCAGCTCATACATAATCTCTGGCGTATTCTCCATTTGCGCTGCAAGCATTACCGCATTGGGAAATTTATCAGGTTCAAAATCACCCATGACTTCGTTAAAGTCTTCAAATAACTGAGAGCCTTTACCCATTTTAAGGTAGTACTGATCAGCAATTGTCTTTAACTCATCTTCCTGAGTTTTTCTTTCAACCTCATCACGATGCTTTTGTAAATCCTGCATGAACTGTTCGTATACTTGCTGCTTAATAGCAGTAGCATCTATTTCGCCTTTTGACGCTGGTTTCCCAGCAGCCTCAGCACGAACCTTTTCAAGTTCAGCTTGATATTCCGCTTGCGCCTGTTGACGCGCGCGTTCAGCAGCATGAGCCTTTTCCCGTTTAACAATGTCATTCACCTGGCTAGTAGTCAGTGTCTTTTCAGTGCCACTGTCACTAACTGGCGCTTCGATCCCTGAAGCTTCTATATCATCCATAAACCCACTATTTCCCCGTGACGGTAAAATAACCTCATGCGCTGAGTTCGCGACCATTTATACCCGATGGCTCGGTAGTAACCTAAGTTTCTACATCCTGTATAAACCTAGTAATTTAACTCTAGTTTAATTTCTGAATTTGCGCAATGTTTGCACAGGATTTTGGGAATATCAGACTTATTTAGGGCGTGTCAATAACAAAGTGTTCTTTTTATTGGCGAGCATCAAACCTAGGTAGTTCCTCTACTAACACTTGTAAAACCCGTACGTTTTGTAGTATAGTTGGGATTGCTATTATGGAGGTTTTATATGACAATTTTAAGCGTAAGTGCTGCAAGACAAAATTTATATAGTTTGGTTAATGAAATATCTGATGGGCATAAACCAATTTATATTAAAGGCAAAAAAAGCAATGCCGTATTGGTATCCGAACAAGAATGGAATAGTGTAAAAGAAACAGCACATCTTATGAGCAGCCCCTATAATGCTTTGGCTTTGATGAAATCAATTAAAGAAATAGAAAAAAATACACGCAAGAAAAAATCTAAAAAATGATAGTTTCTTGGTCTGAATCTTCGTGGAATGAGTATTTATATTGGCAAGCAACTGATAAAAATATATTAAAAAAGATTAATGGCATAATTAAAGATATTATACGTAGCCCGTTCTCTGGTATTGGTAAGCCTGAGCCATTAAAATATAAAAATGGCAACTTTTGGGCAAGAAGAATTAATGAAGAACATCGCCTAGTTTATACATTAGATAAAGACATAATCTATATTGCTCAATGTAGGTGGCATTATAATAAATAATTAATCTCTCCGCCCATCATATCTTGGTAATTCCTCTATTTCTTCTATAGACAAGCCCAAGCATTTACTTATTATCTCTGGGCTTACGCCAGCATTTAATAAGTTAATGGCAATTTCTCTAGCTTTTTCAATTTTCGCTTCTAAAATAATTAAAACCTCGTACGTTATAAAATCTGCTTCCGTATAATGTTCTTTATTCATTCTTATATAGTAGGCGCATAATGAATGATAAAAAATAGCATATACACTAATAATTTATGTTAGTGTATATGCGCTTAATACTATATTCTAAGCTTTTTTTTAGCTGGCGAATTAGGAGCGTCAACTACACTAGCTACCGTAGATACAGCGCTTTCCACGCCCTCAACAATAGGTAATGCTTCTGGAGCAACAACACCAACTACAGTGTTAACAACAGGCTCAACAGCTTCTACAGTTGAAACAGCGGCCGCAACTTCCGGTTGAATATTAGAAACTGCGCTAGCAACATCGGATTCAATCTTAGGGGCTTCGGCTTCCACATGATGTCCAATGGCATCTATTTTAGCATGGAAATTAGCCATGGCTTCGTGTAATTCGGCTTTAAGTTTATTTAATACAGTCGTAATGCTTTTAGGTTGATTATCAGTAGGCATCGTAACTCTCCTTGTTTGTTAAAATTTATGGTGAACCAGGTTTATATTTAGGCGATGGCGGTAATTCTATAGTACGCCAATATTCAACTGAAGATTCTCGGTGAAATTCGGCAAGTTCAGCCTCAGTAGGCGCATAATCTGAAAGGATAACGCAATCTTCTGCAATTTCGATTACCTTTTCATCTTCGGATTTTTCTGTTATTACAGGTACCGATTCATCTTCGTTTTTCATTTCTTTTTCTTTACCTTAAGAACTTTGTTAGCCTTAGCATCTATCTTTTCTTCTGTTTCTTTAGATATTTTACCCTTATGCTCCATCTCAGATGCACGAGCCTTAGCATTGGCAGCGTGAGATTTGTCAGGCACTGGAAACTTACGTGATTTGGGTAATGCAAACTCTTTTGGTTTTAATTTCTTTCTGGCGTTAGTTGTTAGTTTTGACATTTTATTAATCCTTTAAAAATAGTTTACTTCTTTCTTCTTCAAATTTAGCGTCAGCTAAAAGATTCTTATAACCTAAATCTTGATTCAACTCAAGAATCTCATATTGCTCCAAAGTAATCAGAGGCAGCGGCTTTAATGGCGGAAAGGTATGTGATTTAGTTGTCATTCGCTATCCTTTTAATCGCAATATCCATATATTCCTGTTGCTTTTCAATTCCTATGAACCTAAATCCCTCTAGCTTAGCAGCAATTCCAGTTGAACCGCTGCCCATAAACGGATCGAGTATAACGCCATTAGGCGGTGTAACTAGTCTACATAAGTATTGCATTAATTTAATTGGTTTTACAGTGGGATGATTGTTATGTTGGCCTCTTTCTGCGGACGACGCTTTAGCACAATAGAAAAAGCGGGACGGCGAACCTAAACTTGCTTCTACCTCTTCGCTACCATCGTGGATAAAGTTTGCTGGAAAACGGCCTGACACGGTCGATTTAAATTGCCTTGACACCCAATTATCATCGTGCATAACCCCTAAAGTTTTCATACTTTGATACGTTCTAGTTTCTGTTCCAACCCGACACCCATCGATATTAATCCCGCCAGTACCATGTTTTAGCACGTTACTTGCTATATTCTTTTCGCTTAGTGGTTTTCTTGCCACAAT